CAAACAAGTTTTTGACGATGACGATGCTTGCGAATACTTTGAAATGGCAGACAAGGAGGTGGAGAAATGATACCAAAGTTTAGGGCGTGGATTAAAGATTATCAAGTTATGAGAAGCGTGGAATTTCTAGCGTTCAATGAAAAAGGCGTGGCTGAGATATTCACAAATCCAGAAGATGGAGAGCCAGAAGATTTTAGGCATACGCACTCGCCAGAGCAAGCAATTCTCATGCAGTCAACAGGGCTTAAAGACTGCAACGACAGGGAAATCTACGAGGGCGATGTTATTAAAGTATCTGACGGACTATATGAGATTGACGAAGAAAATCCTTTCGTTGTTGTCAAGTGGGATGAAGAGGCAGGAGGTTACACAATGAAGGATTTTACAGGAGAATTTGACGCTCTTAATAATATCGGGTGGCAAATTGCAGACGAGCTGATTCGAGTTGAAGTCATCGGCAATATCTACGAGAACCCAGAGTTGGTGAGTGAATTTGAAGAGGAGGTGAAAATAAAATGGAAGAACTAGCTTCTATAAAATTTGCCGCTTGCAGACTTGCTACTTTTGAGAAAGATAATTCCAAACACTTTGTCAAACCGCCTAAAGGCTTCGACACTTGGGCATCAGTCGTGGTTGATTTATGTACTGAAATTGCTAGACTTCATGACACCCTGTATGAAATAAAAGGCACCGCAGAAATGGGAGCGAGAGAAGGCGATGCTTATGGGTTGATTGTTGAAATTGTTGATGAAGCTTTAGATGAGGAGGCTAAATAATGTTTATATTCATTCTAGCGGCATCTATCACAGTCGCATGGTCGTTAGTCTTCCACAAGGCTATGCGAGATGAGAGGAGAAGATACCAACGTCTATACAAACAGACTCTTGAAATTTCTGAGCACAATGATGAGCTTTTGCAGCAGCTTCGGAAGGAGAAGCGAGAAAATACCAAACTCAGGAAAGAGATACAGTGCCTTGAGACCCAGCTCAAAGAACAGGCAGAGGATAGATTGAGGGAGGGAAAAGAATGAACAATTTCACAAACAAAATACGAAGAGAGTTCATCAAGAAATATGGACTTAAGAAGAATCAAGGCTATGCCTGTATAGCAAAGATAAATGGTGAAAGATGTACGTTAGCTCCACATCTTCACACATATAAAGGTGCAGATCACGAATCCCTTTGGAACAAGGATGGAAAGCCGGTATGTTTCGTTTCACAGCCATACAAAGAGGCTTTTAAATCTCCAGAGCATCAAGCACAACTTGCAAAACTTGAGGAACTTGGTTACTTCGTTCGTGTTGACTTCTCTGGCTCATGGCATTATCCTGGGAAAACTGTGCTGATCGAGATCTGGAAAGACAAAGAAACATTTGAGCGATGTTTGGAGGGGGCCGAGAAGTGAAAAACGAGAATCTTGGATTGCCGGAGCCATAACTACGTCTTTGGGTTGGTGGGTGAAGTCGGAGAGGTCGTTGATCTACTCAAGAAGTTCTTCTTCCACGGCCACGAAGTCGATTCGGAAAGACTAAAGAGCGAACTCGGAGACATTCTCTGGTACGTCTCGGCAGTGGCTTCACTGTTCGATCTCGATCTTCAGGAGATCGCCCAGGGGAATGTAGAGAAGCTGGAGAAGAGATACCCGGAAGGGTTCTCCAATGAAGCGAGTGTCAAGAGAGAAAAGGAGGGAGATTGAAACATGAAACCGAAAAAGTACATAGCGAAAGAGAAAGAAACGATTATGGCGTTCCAACTGAAAGAAGAAACATACGATGAGCTGGTAAAAATGCTTTTAGATAATGGTGTGCCTTTGACATTTGGTGATGCCTGCGACAATCCTTTTGTTGAACTTCCTGCCTGCGGTGGTGGCACAGAAACCGCCGCCATTGGAGATTACATTGCACCATTCGGATCGTGTTTCCGTGTTTACAAGCAATCCGCTTTTGAATATATGTTCGTGCTTGAGGAAGGTGACTAAATGACGGAACGAGACTACGAAAAGAGGCTCTGCATTGTCCGAGAAAACTTTGCCTGTTTCGTCTCGGACTATGAGAACGTTAGAGGGGACGACTGGAACGATGCACCTTACGATAGTAACGCTGGCTGGCCTTACAAAGAGTTTGAACAGATAGAGGTTTACTTTGACGAAGGCCGCTGCTTTCATAGGCCAGGTGCTTCCTGGAGTCAGCAGCATTACTCTCTCGACAAGATGAGAGAAGAAAAGATTCCATTCATTGTTTGCACCGGGGGCGGCGGTAACATAATTCCGGGAATGACTCTCAAGGCATTCATCGAGATCATCAAGGCCAACGGTGGCGCGGTTTATGAACTCAAGGAATTATGAGGAACGAGAGAATCGAGGGAGGGAAAAATAGTGAGCAAATTCTGCATAGTTCTTCAGAGATTGGATGAGTTCATGGAAGACATGACAGTCACAGTAAAAGCCGGAACTCCCTGGAGCGCTGCTCAACTGGCAAAAGGCGAAGTGAAAAGGCTCTTCCCGGGCAGCAATTGGCGGGTAAAGTCATGGCGAAGATTGAACATCAAAAAGGCGGTGAATGTGAGTGATTAAGCGAAAGTGCCCTTTGTGTCGGAAGGAACATTTCAGCGCCGTCGAAGAAGATGTCTGGAACTGTGACAATTGTGGATACAACCTTACGCCTGGTATGAACGAATCAATCCATTCGAGAAAGAACATGAACAAAGCGAAAATCAATGCTGCAAAAGTGAGCGTGCTCGAGAAGGAGGTTTCAAAATGAATCTACTACTAGCGATAGGGTTAATCTGGCTGGCATTCCTGGCCGGCTACTGCGCCTCAGGGATGCTTGGGGCAGGCACGAGAGAAGAATTAGAAAGAGAGAACAGCATACTTAAGCGTAAGGTTGTTACTCTTGAAGAAGAAATTTCAATCATGGAGAAAGAGGCAAAGTTCAGAAAATCTATGAAAGTCTGAGGGGGGGTTAAATGTTGTGGAATCTCATCTTCAAAGCGGTTGATGGAAATATCGACGCAGACGAGATTCAACAGTTATGGAGCAAAAAAACCGCGATTGAGACTTATATTCGGAACATGACTTTCAGCACTTCGAGCGTTGTTATCTGCGCAAAAGATAGCGTTGACCCACGTGAGAAGATAAAGAGAGACGCTTACGCCGTGCGGGTTCTTGAGCTGATGGACGAGGCGCTTGAGAAGCTTTCGCTTGATGATCAACAGGTGTGGGGCTGGAGATATTCCGACCACATGGTTCTCGAAGAGATAGGCCAACTTATCACAAATGGGTACAAGAACTCAGCGTATTGGCGTAAGAAGGCTGAGAGACGGTTGCATAGTATAGCGGAGAGACTCAAAGAATCCTTTTCTTCAAACCTGTGTTCTTGACTTTCTTTGTCACAAGATGGTAGAATTATGGTAGAACCATTAGAGTCAGTACACACATTTGTTACTACACGAGGGGCGGCCGTCTGTCAACGAAAAGCCCCTCGTTTTCTTTGGGCATACTGCCTTATATTTTAGAAATAAGGTTAATCTACTTTTGTGGAACCATGAACCTCCGGCAACATTCCGATAAATTGCCTTAATTCAACTGGGACCTTCGGGTCCCCTTTATCTTGGAGGCCATTTTGTCTCAAGTCTATCAATGCGACGAATGTGGGAAAACAGCACTCAATGCCCATCATTGGCACACGGTTGATGGTCTGGACTTCTGTTGCTGGAAATGCGCCCAAAAGTTCATCAATCGCAAGATCAAGCAGGATCGGGACTACGAGAAGGAGAAATCATGTACGAATTCTGGCAGTGCATTCGGAAAATTTAGATAGGCTCAGGCCGCACAAAGACAGAAATCATCGTTAATGAACCTATCTACGAACTCCTGAGTGAACTTATAAAGAAGGCTTTTAAAGTGGGGTGATCGGCAATGGGAAGAAAAAGCAAATATGAAACTCACGTTGCAGGTCGTCTCGATGTTATAAAAGGCTGGTGCCGCGACGGACTTACTGAAGAGGAAATTGCTAAGAGACTAGGTGTTGCTTGCAGCTCATTTAGAAAATACAAAGGTGATTATCCGGTGTTGTCGGCGGCCCTAAAAGAAGGTAAGGAAGTTGCAGACTACCGTGTAGAAAATGCCCTGTACGAAAAAGCGCTTGGTGGGGATACCACGGCGATGATATTCTGGCTCAAGAATCGAAGAGCGGAGCAGTGGAGAGAAAAGCAAGAAATTGCACACTCCGGTGGCCTTGATATAGTTGTGGATGTGATCGAAGATGGGGATTAAGGTTCACACTAGAATCTTCAACAAGACATTCAGGCCACATCTCGAGAATCGTTCACGTTATGAAATCTTTTACGGTGGCGCAGGTTCGGGCAAGTCAATGTTCGTTGCACAGAGGCTCGTCCTTCGCGCGATGAAAGAAAAAGGCCACAAGTTTCTAGTAGTTAGAAAAGTAGCTAAGACAAACAGACATTCGACGTTCGCACTTATCATGGCCATTCT